TTTACCTGGGGGTTTCAAAGCAAAAGGTTTGCGAATTGTAGGAGACAACGATCCTATATCTCCAGGTGAGTTTAAAGAAGTAGAAGCTACTGGTAATGATATCTCTAAGATGATTATCAATCTTCCCTACAAAGAACCTTCACAAACACTTCTACAAATGCTCAACTTCGTAACTGCAACAGCGCAAAAGTTTGCAGATAGTACAGAACAAGTTATAGCTGACGGTGTTAACTATGGTCCTGTAGGAACTACGATGGCATTGCTAGAAGCAAGTAGTAAATTCTTTAGTGCTATTCATAAGCGTCTACATAAATCTCAGAAGGAAGAGTTTAAGCTTCTAGGAAGAATTAACTATGAATATCTTCCTGATGAATCTATGTGTGATATTCCTAATGGCACACTAAAAGTATTTCGTAGTGACTTCGATGGCAGGATTGATATTGTTCCTGTGTCTGATCCTAACATTCCATCCTCTGCTCATCGTATGATGATGGCACAACTTGCACTACAACTTTCTCAATCATCGCCTCCAGGTATGTTTGACATTGAAGAGCTAAACAGAACAATTCTCAACGCAGCGAATATTCCTAATATAGATAAGATTATGCCGAGCAAGCCAAAACCTGTTCCGCTTGATCCTGTAAGCGATATTGCTGGAGCAGTTAAGGGTATGCCTATCAGAGCATTTTCTGGTCAAAACCATGATGCTCATATCCAAGTCAAAACTATATACTTACAAGACCCTGCTAATGGTGCTAATCCGCTAATGAAACGTATCGCACCTATTTTAGAAGCTAATATGCAGGAACATCTTATGTTAAAATATCAGGAACAAATTACTGGTATAACAGAAGAGATGATTTCTACATATGGTAATGATGCAGAACAGCAGGGCATTGATCCTAATAATCCTAAGCTTATTGAAGCAGTCATGGCTACTGCTGCTCAACAAGTTTTCCAGGCTAATCAATTTGCTGCTATGCAACAACAAGCACTGTCTCCTGAAGCGCAGCTTGTTCAAATTGAAGGGCAAAAGCTTGGTATTGAACAACAAAAGATTCAAGCACAAGCAGCTAAAGAAGTACTAAACTCTACTAATAAACAGCGTGAACTTGATCTTAAAGAACTACAAATTCAATTGGATATGTTCAAAGAAGGTGCTAATATCACAGCTAAAGCAGAGGATTCTGAACGTGACAGAGAGGCTAAGAAGGCTCTTGCAGCTATGGAGGCGTTGCTTGAATTAGCAGATACTGAAGCAAACATTGACAAGGACAAAACTCTTAAAGCAGCAGACATGCTAAGTAAGTTTATCTCTGATACTAATAAAGGATAGTGATGGAATTTTGGGATGAGTTAAATTCAAAGTATAACGAAAAGATAGAGGAAACAAAAAAATCTCTTGCGTATGGAAACGCCTCTAGTTACGATGAGTATCGTCAAGCAGTAGGTCTGATAGAAGGTGTTGAGTTTGCACAGGACTTGCTAAGGCATATAGTTAAACAACGAATATATGAGGAAGAAGATTAATGCGAGCCGTACAGCTAGAGAAGTCTATTAATAATTCAGATTGGGTAAATCCAGATAATAGTTTAATTGATGTAAATGATTTGCCGAGTATTCCTGGTTATCACGTTTTAGTCCAGCCAGTAATAGTAAAAGAAAAAACTAAAGGTGGTATTATTATTCCTGAAAAGTTACAGGAGGATATTGCATACCTAACAACTGTAGGTAAAGTATTAAAGCTAGGTGATCTAGCATATGCGGATGAAGATAAGTTTCCGCTAGGAAAGTGGTGTACTACAGGTGACTATGTTTGTTATGGAAAGTTTAGTGGACAAAAACTTATATACAAAGGTCTTAAACTACTTCTCTTGTTTGATGACCAAATAATTATGAAGGTACAAAGTCCAGAATTGCTAGACCCAACTTTTAATCTTTCAAATTAAGTTGTGTATTTATATCTAATAATATAGAATATAGTCAAGACGTAGGATAAACCTTAGTTCGTTAGGTTCGTCACTAGCGGTATATAAAGGAAAAAGAATGAGCGAGAATCAAGAAGAGTGGTCAACCATTGAAGTAAATGGTGTAGAAAAACAAAAAGCTGTTGAGTTTGAAGTAGAGGGTGGAGCGGTTGAAGAAGAACCTGTTCAAGCTATTGTAGAAGAAAAAGTTGAAGAAGTAGTAGCTACACAGCCTGAAGAAACTGAAGGCAACGAACAGCCTATAAAAGAATTAGAAGGTATTGAGACTAAAGGCGCAGAGAAACGTATTCGTCAGTTAATTCGTCAACGTAAAGAACGTGATGAAAAACTAGAAAGAATGGAAGAGCGTCTAAGCACACTTCAAAAAGAGCTAAATTATAAAGAAGATCAACTATCTACTTCTTTAAAAAGTTCTATAGATAATAGTGAATTTCAATTAAATAATAATCTAGAAGCTGCTAAGAGTATTTATAAACAAGCTGTAGAAAATAGTGATGTAGATTCTCAACTCATAGCACAAGAAAGTATTAGTAAAGCATACGCTGAACTTAATCAGATAACTAATCAGCGTACAGCGTTAGAAAATTATACTACACAGGCAGGGCAGCAACAGGCGAGTGAACCACAACAACAGCCTACCAAATATGATCCTAAAGCTGTTGATTGGGCAGCTAAGAATGATTGGTTTGGTAAAGATCAAATAATGACTACTACTGCTTTGTCTATAGATCAAGAATTAAAAGATGAAGGATACGATCCTTCTGATAACGACTTTTATGAGGAAATCGACAATAGATTACATAGTCGCTATCCTCAAAGATTTCAGGATGCTTCTACCCAAGAACCTGAAACACCTCGTTTGCAGGATACGTCATCAAATTCTGCTCAAGTGGTAGCTGGTGCGTCACGCACACCTAAAACCTCTAAGGGTAATAAAGTTAAACTAACAAAAGAAGATGTTCGTTTAGCTACTAAATGGAGTATACCACTTGAAAAGTATGCTGCTGAAAAGCTTAAAGTTGAAAAAGCCGAAGGCGACTACACTAGCATTTTTAATTAGGCGTGGAAGGAAGAATTACAATGACACGAAGTACAGACTCACGTAGTACAAGCACAAGGGAAGCTAAACCTCGTAGGACTTTTGAAGAACCTAACTGGTTAGATATCCCACCGACTGCTATAGAACGATTCCGAAACGAAGGCATGTCTTTGCGTTGGATTCGTATGACTATTAAAGGTAATGACGATATTCAAAATATGAGTAAGCGTCAGGCAGAAGGTTGGGAAATAGTTCAATCCGAGGAAGTTCCCGAAATGACACACTCCTCTGTCGTGAGAGAGGAAGGACGATATTCAGGAGCAGTCTGTCGTGGAGACTTGGCTTTGGCAAAAATGCCATCTGACCTAGCTGAATCCCGTCAAGAATATTATGAGCAAAAAAGTAGGGAAGCGGTAGGCGCTGTGAACGCACAATTAATGCGTAACTCAGATTCACGTATGCCAATTTCAAATACTAGTCGCTCAAGGGTAACTACAGGAAAGCAACCCTCTTTTCAAGAGTAACTTTTCTGTTTGTCATCGTAACTCTAAAACAAGGAAAGGAATAGTGTAATGACTGATACAAAAGCACTAAACGGCCTTACTCCTTCTCGCAAACGTGGAGGTGCGTCGAATAGTACTGCCACGAATACATATCCCATTGCAAGTGGTTTCGCCACTAATATTTTCAGTGGTGATATTGTTTGTAATGTTGCAGGAAATGTGGTCGTTTTAAGCGTGTCAACTCAGAAAGCCATCGGCATTTTTCAGGGTTGTCAATATACCGCTAATGGTGAGGTAAAGTATTCTAACTATTGGCCTAGTGGAACATCGTCTGCTGATGCAGTAGCATTTGTCGTTGATGACCCACAAGCTACCTTCATAGTTCAAGCTGATGCTTCTGTCACCGCTGGTGATATTATGTCGCAGAACTTTAGCTGCACATTGGGTGCAGGTTCTACAGCAACTGGTCGTTCAGGCTTCGGAATTGCAGCCGCTTCTCGTACTCTTACTACAGGCGGTATGCTTCGTGCTATCTCTGTGTTGGATGAGCCGGGAAACGATATTACTGTTGCTGCAGATCGTGCTTTCCCAAAACTAGAAGTCCGTATCGTTCGTCACGTAGATGCTTATATCTCCGCTGACCCATCGGCTAACTAAGAAAGGGAGTAATGAAAAATGGCTATTAATCGCTCTAGTATTGCGAAAGAACTGCTCCCCGGTTTAAATGCTGTATTTGGTATTGAATACACGGATGTGGACAATGAACATGCCACACTCTTTGATATTGAACAATCAGATCGTGCATTTGAGGAAGAAGTTCTATTTACCGGCTTTGGTACAGCGCCTGTTAAAAGTGAAGGTTCTGCTGTTCAGTTTGATGATGCACAAGAAGGCTATGCTTCTCGTTACAGTCACGAGACTATAGCTCTTGCTTTTGCAGTAACTGAAGAAGCTATGGAAGATAATCTTTATGACACTTTTGCTAAATTGCGTGCGCGTGGTCTTGCCCGTGCAATGGCTAACACTAAGCAAGTTAAAGCTGCTGATGTTTTCAACAACGGCTTTGCGGCGACAAGTCCTGGTGGGGACGGACAGCCTTTCTTCAGTGCTAGTCATCCAGTAGTTGGTGGTGGTGTTCAATCAAATACTCTTGGTGCTACTGATCTTTCAGAAGCGTCCCTTGAGTCTGCGTTGATCACTATCTCAAAAGCAACAGATGATCGTGGTATTCTTATTGGTCTACAGGTTGAGTCGCTTCATGTGCCTTCGGACCTTGCCTTCACGGCAGACCAAATTTTGAACAGCACGATGTCAACGACCATTGGGGTTAACCCAACGACTGCTGCAAACGGTGCAACGAGTGTCAATGACATTAACAGCGTCCGTAATCAGGGTCTAGTTCCTGGTGGCTTTTATGTAAACCGTAGGTTCCAAGATGGAAATGCTTGGTATCTGCGTACTGATTGCCCGAACGGAGCTAAAATGTTTGTCCGCGCACCTCTTCAAACTAAGATGGAACCTGATTTCGATACAGGCAATCTTAGGTTTAAAGCGCGTGAGCGTTACAGCTTTGGCTTTTCTGATTGGCGTAGCTATTATGGTGCTTCTGGTTCGTCCTAAGAGCAGCATAAATTAGGCTAATATAGGCTAAGTTAGGCAAGGGTGGAGAGAAAGACACAAACTTCTTTTTCTTCACCCTTTGCTTTTGTAATTACTGGTCTTGTTATATAATATAGTAATTAAATTCTCTTTATATAAAGGAACAAAACATGGCGACTACTATTCGACAGGGGTTTGTGACGGGAAGCGGGGCAGTTCTTGATACTGCAACCAGCGTCTCTCTTGCAAACACTCGTATCCGTTCCGTATTTGCTACGGGCGTTGGTCAGTTCCTTCTTACAGGAACTTCTACTGATGCAAGAGGCACGGTAAAAGGAAACAATATTCGATTTGTAAATACTACAGCATCTGATGCAAACGATATTTACTTTTCTGATTTAGGTGTTGCAATGAACGGAGTAGTTAGAGTTTCTGCCCCAACCTCAACAGCTACAATAGCGGTTTTCTATGGTTAATTATACTTATTTGGTAAACGATATTATCCAGGCATCTGAGAATGAGGGAACAGAGTTTGTTAACTATGTTCCTAATATGGTCAATCGTGCCGAAGAGCGTTTAACAAAAGACTTAGATGACTATGGTTTAGTATCTTATACTTCTGTTGCTGTATCTTCTGGAAATAATATCCTTACTTTACCTACAGGTACACGAATAGTTAAGAATATTAATATTGTAAGTAACTCTACAAAAATTAATCTGTTGCAAAGAACAGATGAATATATTAATGACTACTGGCCTGTAAGCGCATCGACTGATGAACCAAGATATTACGCTCCTCGTAATAATTCTACAGTTTTGATTGCGCCTACTCCTGCTTCTACTTACAGTGGACAAGTTGTACATGTTAGTCGCCCAGTAACATTAACATCTGCAACTCCTGAAAACTATTATACTGACTTTTGTTATGATCTTCTTTTCAATGCTTCTATGATAGAGGCAATGGTCTTTCAAAAAGACTATCCTACTTCACAATTATTTGAACAACGATATTCACAGCTTCTAGAACTACAGCGTAATCAGGCACGTAGAACACGTAGGGATGATATGCAAAGTCCCACAAGTCCTGCTGGTGCAGATGACAATCTAGTAGCTAATACTAATTAAAGGAGACTATAATGGCCGGTCCTATTTTTGATCCTCTTAACCCTAATGAAAGTCCTGCTTCAAAGTATCAAAGAGAGTTGGATGCTAAGAATAAAGGAGGAGGAAAAAGAAAGCGTAAAAAAGGTGATGATATGTCAGACGCAGAGTTTGATACAGCTTATGAACGGCAACAAGCAAACATGCCTGACTTTGATTATTTATCAAGTAACATTAGTGGGGCTAATAGTGATTACGTTAGTGAGTCTGACGGTGGTCGTGTAGGAAAAGGCAAGAATAAAAAACAAAAAGTTAAAAAACGAAATAACTTTTCAGGTCGTGGAGCAGGTGTTGCTTTACGTGGCTTTTAATTAAAGGAGAATACTATGAAAGGTTTACCTACAAAAGAGCAACTAGCCGCTTTTAGAAAAAAGAAACAAGCGGGAATGACAGGCAAAAAAACTCTTGAAGAAAGAAAAGAACAAATAGCAAAACCAGAAACTCAAGAAACAAGAAAGAATGCAAGACTTGCTGCAGAGGTACTTTCGTATGCTATTCCTGGATTAGGCATGGCAAAAATTACTACCAAACTAGCAACATTAACACCTAAAGCTATTAAAAACCTTAAAGAAGCAGTAGGTAAAAATAATAGAGATGCTATTAGATTAGCATTTGGACTAGAAAAAAAAGTTGGTGGTGCGAAAAGTAATCTTGTTAGTCCAAGAATTAAAAAAGGACCAGATGGTAAACCACTAGGTGCTAGACCAGTAGGTAAAGGAGTAGTTAAAAAAGCTAAAAATATTCGTCGTGGTGCCGCAGCTACTGCAGCAGTTGCAGCAACCGCTGCTGCTCTTAAAGATGAAAAAAAGAAAAAACCAAAATCTGCTAAAACATTACCAGAAAGAGAAGTCGGTTATGCTCCTAAAGTAACTGCTCTTCCTACTCCTGCTCCTAAAAAAACAGGTAGTGAATATAAGGCATATCCTGGTGCGGCTGGAAGAGCAGGGTTTGAATATGGAAGAGACATAACAGAAGTTTTAGATGATAAAACTGTCTCGCAGGAAATTAAAGAAAGACTAGAAGAAGAAGAACTTTATGAAGGCGACTTCAAGGGTGGTCGTGTAGGAAAAAGTAAGAAGAAGAAAGTAAGTAAAGCACCTCGCGGTGTTCGCGCTGCAATGAGAGGTTTTAAACCTAATATGGGTGCTAGTAAAGTAAGCAAGCGTGCTAAAGGTACAGGCGGTGGCTGGATTTAAATATGGCTAAACTTTGCCCAAAAGGAAAGGTACTGGTATGAAAGGAATGACTATTGGTGGTGGTCATAAACGTCCTACTAAATCGGGTGCTGGTTTAACTGCTAAAGGAGTAGCTAAGTATCGCAGACAAAATCCTGGTAGTAAACTTAAAACAGCCGTAACTGAATCTAAACCTACTGGTAAGAGAGCAGCAAGACGTAAAAGTTATTGTGCTAGATCAGCGGGACAGATGGAGAAGTTTCCTAAAGCGGCTAAGAATCCTAACTCAAGACTACGACAGGCA